CTTTTGGGCAAATAGATTTCTTCAAGTATTCTACTATTTATACTTCTATGAATATAAATACCAGTATGATAGAAAGACAAGATTATATTTCTGTGGATAAAGGATATGAAGACGTAACACAAGTAAATCCATATGACTATAATTTAACAGTAGGAATAAGGAAGATAGCTAGATATGATTATGAGTATAAAGTAAAAACCTGGTATTATGGAACAGAAGACAATATTGCAGAAAATGTTACTATTTCCAATGCTACTGGCTTTGAGTATCTTGTTAATTATTCGTATATACGCAGCCGTGGCGATACATTTAATGAGCAAAATTATTGGCTACGATATTTAGGTAAAAGATTTGTAGTAAAAGCTCAGTACACAGATAGGCAGCAGGTAGATCTCAGATATAACTCTGCAGATGCTAGATTAAGGTTTACTAAAGGGCGGTTCGATATTACAGTAGGGGGTGTATTTAAGGTGCATAATCCTTACGGAATAACTCCTATAGAGGACTTTTGGACTCCTGGAGAACAATCATTCCGACAGCTAGCACAAGACTTTGGCTACTCTAATCAGTTTGTTAATGGTCAATGGCATTGGTTTAAAGATGACGAGCTACTAGCTACATCTAATGACGAATTTTACAAACACTATTTTGGTGATGCTATTGCAGACTATAATGAGCAACAATTAGAGGCCCTAGGTATGCAAAGACAGATTAGTGCTGTTATAGGCCTTTCTTACTACTACTATAACCCTAAATTTTGGGCTCATATTTGGGCTAATTTAATGCCCTTGCACTATGGTTTGGACGATTACTCTTTCGAGTATGACGAAAGTGGCTTAAAACGGCTAGAATGGGACGCAGGAGCTATATTAGGCCTGCGTGTTACACGTCATTTAGGTCTTTTTGCGGAGGGAACACATTTAAAGTACTGGAACAAGCCTGTTTATGAATGCAAATTTGGCTTTAATTACTTAATCTTTTAGTTATGAAAAAATTACTACTATTATTTTTAATATACGGATATGCTTTTACTCAAACAAATTGTGAATTATGTGTTGAAACAGGTGGATTCTACTGTGGAGACGATGAAAGTAACTGGACTCAGTATAGCCCTCTTGGCTGCGTTCCTAATGGTCTTGGCGGCTTACTGTACCTTAATGATGGCTGGGAGGATTGTCTCGATGGATCTGATGAAGCGAACGCCGTCCCGACAACACTAGCAGACTGTAATCAGTATATAGAGTCCTGTGATACAGTATTTGTAGAGATTCCTGTATTAGAAATAGACACTATTATACAAATAGATACAGTAGTAGAAATAGAATATATCACAGAATACCAAACAGACACTATTATAGAGTTTCAAGACATTATTATTACTGAGTATGTTGATTGTGCAACAGGATTGCCTTGTAATAGCGGTATGCAAGAGGTATTAGATAAGTCAAAAAACACGGGTTTACTGTACGATCTCAACGGCAGAACAATACATAAACCTGAAGGAATTTATATTAGTAATGGTAAAATAAAATACAGATTATAATGGATATATTTAAAGATAATAACGACTGGAACGAAAAGTCAATAGTAGGGTTTATTGCTTTTCTAATAATGTGTTTGATAATGATTGCAGATTTACTTACTGGCTGGATAGGAAAAGACCTCGTAATAAATGAGTTTGTGTATGACTCTTTTGTTTATGTAGTATTAGGCTGTTTTGGTATTAGTGGAGTAGAGAAGTTTTCTAGTGCTAAATCAGATAAATGCTGTAAAAAATGAAAATAAACGAAAACTCAGAATTCACATTAGATTTAAAAACAATAGCTTTAATAATAGGTTTTGTTATATCGCTATCTGCAACATACTTTACTCTAATGGCAGAAGTAGAAATAGCAAAGACTCTACCTGAAATGCCTATTAGTGAAAAAGAGTTTGAGCTAAAGGATAAACTAATAAGGGCCTCTATACTAACTACTCAAGAAGACGTAAAGGAAATAAAGGAAGATATGAAGTATTTGAGAAACAAAATGGATAATGTCAATTAATAGCTTACCATATATAATACTAGGGCTGTTCTTTTTTTGCGTTGGCTCTTGTGCTGCACAAGTAAAAGTAGTGCACTATAATAGTGAGTGGAACGCTGATAATAATTATAGTATTGAATCTCTAAAGGACTGTGAAAAGTCTAGTGTTGTAATATGCCATAACCCTGAGGAGCAAGAAAAACACGATATATTAGCTGTACCTACTATTATAGTATTTGACAATAGTATTGAGGTTGCTAGATATGAGGCAAATATAATGATGCAATTAGATATTAGTATTACAGATATACAGGACAAAATAGACAATATTTACTTAGTTAAATTCGAATGAGATTATCTAAAAATTTTACACTACAAGAGTTAATCAAATCAAATACCGCAACAAGGAAGGGAATTGATAATACGCCCGACAAGGAACAGATTATTAAATTACGACTTTTGGCCACTCATCTTTTACAGCCTCTCAGGAATGCAGTAGGCCCTTTAAGAGTCTCGAGTGGCTTCAGGTCGCCAGCTCTCTGCGTAGTCCTTGGTAGCAAAATAACAAGTCAGCATACAAAAGCTGAAGCAATTGACCTACAGTATATTAGTAGAGGGAAAATGGATAACATTAAAATATACAACGCTTTAATAGATTTAGACTTAGAGTACGATCAGTGCATATTAGAGTTTGGTGACAGCACACAGTACAATGACCCCTCTAGTCCTGACTGGGTACACATAAGCTGGACGCCTGCTGAAAACAGAGGGCAAACACTAGTAGCGTATAAAGACGAAAACAACAAAACCAAATATAGACCACTAATAGAATATAACTCAATATAATGCTAGGAGGAATTTTTAAATCAATAATCGGAAACGCATCAGAAATCATTGATGAGGTAGTAACTACTAAAGAGGAAAAACTAGCTTTAAAAAATAAGATGCAAGAAATCTTAGCTAACGCTGAAGCTAATGCACAAGAACAGATTACAAGACGCTGGGAGGCAGACGCTAAGGCTGGCTGGCTACCTGCAAATATTAGGCCGCTTACACTAGCATTTCTAATAGTATCAACAGTACTATTAGTATTTATAGATAGTGGCACAATTAGTTTTAATGTAGAGGAAAGGTGGGTGTCCCTCTTAGAAATATGTTTAATCACTACTATTGGTGCATATTTCGGGAGCAGAGGGCTTGAAAAAATTAAAAAGAAATAGATAATTTACGACCATATCGGCCTAGATTAACAGAGTCAGAGTATGACCTGATTAAGACTAGTAGACAAAACAAGGGTGGGGGCTACAATAATGTACTAGTAATAGGAGATCTTCACGAACCTTTCTGCCTTGAGAAATACCTTAATTTTTGCATAGAAAAATACGAAGAGTTTGACTGTAATGAAGTTGTGTTCATTGGTGATATTATAGATAATCACTACAGTTCATATCACGAAACATCTGCGGACGGTATGGGCGGAGCTGATGAATTAGAGTTATCTATTAAGAAGATATCTAAATGGTACAGGGCCTTTCCTTTTGCTACTGTAATAATAGGTAATCACGATCGTATGGTAATGAGGAAAGCACAGACCTCAGCTATTCCTAGTAAATGGATTAAATCATATAAAGAAGTACTAGAAGTGCCTAACTGGAATTTTGTAGAGAGGTACGAAAAAGACGGTGTACAGTATTGCCACGGTGAGGGTGGGACAGCACGTACAAAGTGCCGTGCAGATATGATGAATACAGTACAGGGACATCTACACACACAGGCGTATTGTGAGCATTATGTAGGGCAAAATTTTAGAGTATTTGGTATGCAGGTAGGTTGCG